ATTGATGGCGTTGGAATTAATTCCAATGTCGCTAAAAGAGGCCAATGAATACGTGCTTTCGTTTCATCGGCACAACAAGCCAACGGTAGGTGGCAAATATGCCATTGGCGTAAGCGATGGTGACGGGTTGGTGGGTATTGCGATTGTGGGTAGGCCGGTAGCAAGGCTGTTAGACGATACAACTACTGCGGAGGTTTTACGCGTTTGCACTACGGACAGCTCGCCAAAAAATACGTGTTCGATGCTGTATGCGGCGTGTTGGAGAGCCTGGAAAGCAATGGGCGGTAAACGCATGTTAACCTACACGTTGGAATCTGAGTCCGGATCATCGTTGCGCGGAGCCGGTTGGAAAGTAATAGCTGAATCGCGTCCTACGTCGCAAGGCTGGTCGCGCAAGCAACGAGCAAGAGATTGGCAACCCGTTTTTGGGCAACTGAAACTCAGGTGGGAAGCAGCTTAATGGCGTTAAGCGAACTACAGCAGCAAGCAGTGCAGTTGATCGTGTTGGATCGGTGGACTCCGGACAAATGCGGAGAGAAAGTAGCGCGAACACTGGATGTGAATCGCTCTACGGTGGCGGCATGGCGTAAAAAGCCGGAGTTCAAGGAAGCACTGCAAGAGGCATTGGAGCGAGATCGCAAGAATTTTGACGAGGTGCCGTTAGCCTGGCGAAAGAATCGGGTTTTGGCGCTAGAAGAGATTTACAACAAGATACCCGAAAAGCGCGTGGCGCTGAAGTTAAAGGTGTTGAAAGAGATTCGTGAAGAGGTGGGCGATAACCGCCTACAGGTTGAGCATACCGTGGAGATTAAGCCGTTAAATGCACCGCCGGTAGCAGAAAGTTACGAAGAATGGCTGAAACAGAACGAGCAGATGGTCGAAGCGCAGTTCACTGTTGAGGAAGCAGTCGGATGATACTGGAAGAGCAGACATACAGGCCGAAAATCTACCCTACGGACTCTCGATCTGACAAGATTGTGGAAAACTGGGGTAGTTTACACCGCGAAAACANNNNTTGGAANTNTGTNCCGGTGGAAAAGCCGAAAAANCTNAAGGTGAAGGCCAAATGAACCTAAAACCGCAACCCGGCCCACAGGAAAAAGCAGTGCGCTGCAACTTCGTTGACGAGTTGTTTTTTGCTGGCGGTAGAGGGTCGGGTAAGAGTTTCATTCTGTGTTACATGTTCCTCATGGGCGTGGAAAAATACGGTGAACACTGGAAAGGCGTGTTGTTTCGCAGAACGTATCCGGAACTGGACGAAATTATTGACCTTACGCGCAAGATGTATCGAGAGTTTTATCCNGATGCAGAATACAAGGTCGGAAGCCATACATGGGTCTTTCCAAATGGTGCAACACTCAAACTGCGGCACATTGAAAACGAAATTGATGCGGATCACTATCAGGGCATGAGCTTTTCTTACATAGCTTTTGACGAGTTAGGCTCTTTTAATGACCTCAAGGCGTATAACAAGCTAAAAGCGTGTTTGCGGTCAGGGGGTGCTGATGTTCCGGACAAAAAGATTGTTAGTTCCGGTAACCCGGGTGGGCCAAATCACCAAAACTTAAAAAAATACTTTATCGACCCTGCACCGGAAGGTACGGTGATTGAGGGCGAAGACGGTATGAAGCGCATTTACATCCATTCGGTTGTCACCGATAACAAGATTTTGTTAGAGCGTGACCCCAATTACATAAACCGGCTTAAGGGTGTGGGCGATGAGCATTTGGTGAAAGCATGGCTGGAAGGCGATTGGGATGCGTTTGTCGGNCAATATTTNACCAACTGGAACGAAAAGAAGATTACGGTCAACAGTTACGAAATACCTGACCATTGGCCGTTGTTTGGCGCTATGGATTACGGTGAAGCTGCACCTACTTCTTTTGGCCTATACACGGTGGACTACGATGGCAACGTCTATCGCATTGCAGAGTATTACCAAGACAACGCCAGTGCATCACAGCATGCAGACAATATTTGCAAGATGATAGAGAGTTGTCCTTTTACAGAGGGCCGCTACCCACAGACCATCTATTGCGATCCTTCTATGTTTACCAAGCGCCGGTTATCGGCTGCTATTTCTCATTCACCGGTAGATGTGTTTTCAGAGCATGGATTATTTCTAACCAGAGCATCCAACGACCGTATCACCGGATGGCGCGTGATTAACGATGCGTTGATTAAGGAACGCTTTTTCTGCTTTAACGGCTGGAACGATGCACTGATGCGAACCATGCCGGCGTTGCCACGCAGCAACAAAAATCCGGAAGATCTGGACACCCACGCAGAAGATCACGCAGCGGATGAATTGCGGTATGCGATGATGCACGTATACAGACCGCACAAGCCAGAAGATGAACAGCCGTATGAAGGCACTGGACAAGAAGTCATCGACATGATGGAACAAGGCTGGGGTACGCGCAAAGGGCGTTACGCACTGGCATAACAGGAGAAAATGCTATGAAGGGTTTTAACGGAACACCAACGACGACAAAAGAAAACCGTAGTAAAAAAGGCACTCGCGTCAAAGCGAAACCAGCAGGGTCGGACAACTTGAAGAAGGTCGGCAAAGGCAAATAGTTTGAAGCAAAAACAAATAGATTACTGGCGTGGAGCCATTGAGGACGGTCGAAAGTACATGAAGACGCGCCACAAGACGTGGCGTAGGCTTTTGAAAACGTACGAACTCGACTTTGATGTGCCTGGTTTGGACGAGGATAAGATCGTCAAGATCAGCCGCATGTATCCGTTGGCTCGTCAGATCATCGCCAGTGTCTCTTTTAACTATCCGCATGTGTTCTTCAAGGTCGAGGAACCAGGGCGTGAGTTTGCTGCGGAGATACTGGAGCGTGTAGCCAACGCTGCATTAGAGCAGATGGACGCTAAACGCGAAGTGCAACAGGTCATCTTTGATGCGTTGTTCTGTTCGGTTGGCTGGCTGAAGTTTGGCTACAACCCACCGGGTGACGACGACATTGTTGCACCATATACGATTAACGATGCTCAAGAGAACGACTTTCCATACGTGCATCGCGTGTCGCCCTTTAACGTCTACGTCGATCCGTTGTGCCCTCCGCATAAACTTTCCGGCGCACGATACATCATTGAGAAAATGATGGTGCCGTTAGAGTTTGTGAAAGAGGATGACCGGTTTGTAAACCGCCGTCAGATTGAGGCGATGTCCGATGAAGATCAGGCCGACGCTTTTATTTATGACATGCAAGATGCTGAACATTCAGACGAATATGACGCGGTGCAGCATTCCAAGCAGGGTCAGATGGTTTGTCTGTACGAAGTCCATGACCGCCTCCATAAAAAGCGCATCACATTTGCTGAAGGAGTGACCGATCCGATTGAGGAAGTCGATCATCCGTTTCTTGCAATGAACCCGATTACAGAAACCGATCCGTTTACGGGTGAAGAACGTATGACGGGTGAGTTTGAACCGGCNGGTGGNTACCTNATGGACGGCGGCTTTCCATATCATGCACTGCGGTTTGACCAGACGGAACGCTCGTTTTACGGCGAACCGCCAATGGCGTATGTCGAGGATACACAGTCACTTATCGTTGAGTCGGTGTCACGTAGAGCCGATCTGTTAAAAAGATTCCAGCGTGTGGTCTTAGCCTCGCGCCGTGAACGCGAAGCCAACCAAGACATCGGCGACACGTTAGAGGGTGGTCGTGACGGTGAGATCATTTGGGTGGAAGACCCAAGCACCTCGATGCGCGAGATGAATTTTGGCAACCCTCCACCGGATCAGTTGGGTTTGGAAGCGGATGCCCAAAGTTATGAAGAGCAAAGTTTAAACGTATCGCAGATGGCGATGGGCGGTGGCCCGAAGGTTACAGCCACGCAAGCCTCTTTGTCTGCAAGTTTTGCTCAAGTTAACCGCGAGTGGATGCAGTTGCGCGTAGCCGATTGCTACCGTGCTGTTGTTCGCAACTCGCTGCGTATGATGGCCGATGAAAGATATTTACCCGATGACTTCTTAGTCAACGTAGCCAGAGACACCGAAGATCCGGTATACGAGGCGGTGACCGCTGACATTTTACGCATCCGCTACAAGATCGACATTGAAGCCGGTAGTATGCAGCCGTTGACCGAACAGTTGGAACGTCAGGATGCGCTACAGCTTTTCAACATGACAATTAACCTTCCAGAAATCAACCGCATTGAAGCGATCAAGTCATTACTGGCATCGTTCAGAGTGCAAGATCCTGACAAGTATTTAGGTGATGCAGAAGACGGCGACACGTTAAAAGCGGCACAACTGGAAAACGTAGCCTACCTGATTAACGGAGGCGATCCGGGCGTCACGCCAAACGAGAATCACCAGATGCACATACAGATCCACCAACAGATACAACAGTTGCCACAGTTCCAGCAACTACTTCCACAGCAACAGCAACAGGTCATGGGCGTAGTGCAAAACCATATCCAGCAACATCAGCANATGCTGAACCAGATGGCGCAAGGCCAAGCACCGCAAGCCGCTGGTGGAGGTGGAACAAATGCCGGAGTAGCTGAAGGAAATATTATGTCACTCGTACGTAGTCAGGCGCAAGAAGTTTCTCAGGCNGTACAAAACGCACCAGGTCAAAACTAATGTTGGTATTTCACGACTATGAATGCGAAGACGGCCATCGTCAGATTGACGTAGCCAACGACTCAAGTAANGTCAGGCGCACGATCAAGTGCAATGAGTGTGACAAACGTGCAGCCATGCTGTTTTTAAAGAGTCAANTTTATACACAACTCACACAGTGGAATGTATGGCAAGTTTCACGCGGGCTTTGGCGAAGTGGTAGAGAGCTACAGCCATAAACAACAGTTGTTAAAAAAATACAACGTGACAGAAAGTGCCGACAAAATGGGCGGTTCGACCTGTCACATAACCTCCGATGTAACGGACTCAAAACCGTCAGACACCCCAACGCCTTCTTTTGGAAACACACCCGAAGAAGCAGTGGCCCTTGCGGAAAAGAGATACAACGAAGGAGAACAATAGATGTCCGAATCAGCACTAGCTTTGGACTCCGGTGCAGAAGACACGTCACCTTCTGAGGGTTCATCTAACGAAGAGTCAACTGAATCATCACTTGATCTTTTCACGGATGACACACCCAACGAAGCACAGTCGGAAACATCTGGACACTCTGATGCAACGTCAGATTTTGACCCGGAACGGCACGATTGGTTGCGTGGAAACGCAGACAATGTGCCGGAGCAGTACCAGCCGTTAGTTCCGCTGGCAAAAAACATGCAAGCGCAATTCACGCGTACGCAACAGGACTTAGCAGAGCAGCGCCGACAGATCGAAGCACAACAGGGCGAATGGGCCAACAGGGTGCAAACCCTTGTTACACCCCAACAGCAGCAACAAGATCCGGTTGATGCAATGAGAGCCAACTTGTCTGAAGATGAAGCTCGCGGTGTAGATGCCGTCGAGCAGATCATTCAACATCGAGTGGGCAACGTAGTAAACGATCTAAACAGTCAGGTGCAGCAGTTACAGCAACAGTTGGCTACGGCCAACAATTACGTGCAGGGTCAGCAGACCGCGCACATCGCCACGCAAGTGGGTGAGGCGCGAGAAGCATACGGTGGTGATCTGGATAATTATACCGATCAGATTGTCGCCACGACCAAGATCTCTAACCCAACTACGGGTAACCCGTACACGGTGCGAGAAGCGTATGAGCTACACGCAGGTATCACCGCTCAAAAGGCGACTGATCTGCGGAACAGCGATACGACTGCACGTAAGTCCTCAAAGAGAGCAGTGCGTGGAACGCAGGGTGTTGATGCTACGGAAGGAAACGGCCCACTTAGCGACTCCGATGTATTATCGGGTCTTTCCAAGTTAGGCTTTGAATAAGGATAAATAGATTATGGCAGCAACATCAACAACAGAAACGTGGGATGCCGCCTGGACGCTAACTATGCGTAGTAAGCGCCGTGAACTTACGGACAATTTCTTTGACGCATACCCAACTTTAGACATGTTCCGTAAAGGAAATGCT